AAACTATTTTTATTTATAGTTTTATTTTTTTATTATGTATATTATACATAAAATTTGAAGTCGTGTCAAGAACTATTTTTAAGTTCGTTTAATAACTACTTACTGTTTATCTTATCTTTCGCGGTACCAGCGTATAAACCAAACCATGCTGCACCAGCACCAACAATGATACTGATTAGACCTGATTGTTCAAGTGATGGGTCTGGTAAATCCATAAACCACATGGTCGCGTAATAAAGTAAGAAAATATAAACTGAAAGGAAAGCTCTAGGAAAGATTCTCCAAGCATCTATCATTGCTGATAAATGAATCCATCTCTGCCATGGATTAGCTTGGTCATTATTTTCCAACTCAAATATCTTTTGTTTGAGTTCGTTATTTTCTTGAATCATCTCCATAAACTTATTAAGGTCTATCTCGACTTCGTTTCTTGACATATCGCCACTAAATCGCTCATCTGCCATTTATATCTCCTATCCAATCTAGCCATTCTTCTCTAAAAGCATGGGACTTTCGTTTCCAATCTTTCTTCAACCTATTTGCCTCTTTTGGAGGGTTGAAATGAAAAGAGATGGATATTCTTGGGCCTAAGGTTTCTACCTTATGATATAATTTAGGTGGTAAATAGAGTAAGTCTCCTTCCTCTAAGTCAATCACCTTATCTATTGTTGCCTTATGATTAGGACAGTCATGTGTTGTTTCATTATAAATGTACCAACGAACTGTACCTCTCACATGGAACAAAAAGTTCTCCGTTGTATCGCCATGAATAGCAAAGCATTTTGCGTCTTTTCTACTAGACATATAAATGTTTGCTTGGCCTCTACCGAAGTACTCCTCAAAATCTACACATTGGTTCCACATTGTGCTGTTTAAAAACTCGCACAGAGTAAGTATAAAACTATCTCCATTCCACCAATGTTCAAAAATTTCTCTTTTTTGTTTTTTCCACTTGTCTTTCTTATGACAATATTTGCCTTTACTGTGGACTATTTGTAACTGGGGCATGCGATCATGATTAGACAATCCATATCCGTTTAGATAACTGTCCATCTCTCGCCAACTAAAGTAATCCTTGAATCGTTTTTCTCCGTTGCCTTTTACAACCAACCATTCTTTTTTCTTTCGAAACTCTATGAACTCTTCCATAGGCATTTTCATTAGTTCTTCAATCTTCATTGACACCCCATACTGCTAATGCTACTCTAGTTCCTTTTGTTACTTCCGTGACCCAATGCTCTGCTGAAGCGTCAAATTGTACGGCATCTCCTTTTTCTAGGTTTGCTTTTACTCCATCAATCATTAAATCTCCGCCTTCAAAACCGTCTGTAAGTAATATCGACATACTACTCTTTCGTTCTGACCTAACTATATTATCAATGTGCCTTCCCATTGTGTCACCTACTTCATACCATTGTAATGTGCAGGCTACTTTGTTCGGCTTATGATGTCTTTTTAGTTTCTTAGCCGCAGCAGCAGGTAAGCTAAAGTATGTTATATTTGTTCCTAACTTATACTCATGATTCGCTGTACCAACAATGACGTCGCACCCTTTATCTGGGAAATAATTTTTATAAACTTTCATTTTTTTGGTGTAAACCAAACAACAAGGCTATCTCTTTGCCCTTCCCAGACGGGGCATACTTGGTGTGGTATGTCACTACCAAATAATACTGGATAATCTTTTTGTAATTTTATTTCTGTTTTCTGTCCTTGCATAACAATTCCATCTCTATGGTACTTGTCTGGCAATTTGAATTCCATCTCTCCACCAACGAACTCGCTGGGGTCGTTAAGCAGACATGACATGGATAACTTCCTATACATTCTCCCATCTCCATCAGTATGCCACTTATAAAAATGTCCTCTGTGATATCTAGCGATTTGCAATATCTCAGGAGTTAAGTCAGGATAGCCGTAATCATTTATCCACTCTTCCATTAGCTGTATACCTCTAGGGTGTTCTGCTCCTTCACGCTTTGCTCTTTGTATATATCTGCACTCGGTTTCACGATACTCGGGCATATGTCCTTTACTTGTTAGCCCAGGCATAGATAGATGAGTTTCAAAAGTATCTCTACATATATCTAGTAACTCTTGAGGTAGTGGTTCTTTACTTACCTCTACTATCATTTGAATACTTCTTCGAGTGCCTTAATTTTATATATTACTCTCCATAGCTCATCTGCTATGTCAGTTCTTTTATATGACGCTTTTCCATGAGGTGAGTACTTAGGGTGCCAAATCTGTGAAGATAGACTAGTAAAGTGTAAATGCCAAATATCATGTAATGGATAGTAGTCTTGTTCTTTTCTATCTTTCGCTGGCCCATCTGTTACGTAGCCATCAAATGAGTTCCATCTAGCATCTATTCGTTTAATTATTACATCTTCAACTTCTTTTCTATTAGGACTTCCAATCTTTTTACTAAATACATTCTTATACCCCCAATCACACTTTGCTATTTCTTCTACTGGGTCTATGTAGCGTGCTGCTTTTTCACAATCCATCACAATCACACTATCACTAAACCAACCTCTTTCCATTTCAGTACCTTCGTACTCTTTTGGATTCATATTCAAAGTGTCCCAACACATACCAAAGGCACAATCGCCTAGGTCTGTATCATAGAGAACACCAATATCTCTGAAGTTCATTTGGTCTACGTCCATATAAATAGCTCTCCCCTCAAAGTTACAGAGGTGAGGTATGGCGTATCTAAAGCAAGTAAAGGGTGTTCCCCAACCTTGTTTGTTCCAATCTTCAAACATACTTGGTCTCATGAAGGTTATATCTAGCTTTCTATCAGTATTTTGTAGTAAAGTATATACTAATACTTTTTCAATCCACTTATCTTCATACTCCGAAGTTCCTACAAATATTCTAATCGGTTCAGTCATACTTGGTCTCCGTAGTAAATTCTGCTGCACGAGTCTTGATGTCATCTAAGCGTGGTGCACTTGGTGGATTAACACGATAGTAATAAAACATACACCCCTCTTTTGGATAATAGTTCATACATCTATCGCCTAGGAAAATTGGTTTTTCTGTGCTTACTTCAAAGCCAAAAGCGTTCATGTCTCCCCAACGCACTAAATGAGGTGCGTGCATATGCATACATCTTTCTGCCATTTCTTCTGTTCGTCTGTATGCTTTTTCGTATGACCAACCCTCTTTTTCGGTATAATTATTCCAGCTTCGTACTGCACCGTAAGCATCACCACTAAGCGTGATAACTCCTCCATAAGAGCGAATTGGGTGGCATATTGTATAAGGGGTTGCTTTTACTAAAGTAAAGTTGTTGATGACCAGTCCTTGGTCGTTAAGGGAGGTTCGAATATCGTTAAATATTTCGTGATGCAACTCTTTCCACATAGGAAAACTAGAGGAATAGTTGTTGTTTGGTAATAAATTATAGAAGGTATAGCTGTCAGCATGAATAAATCTCCAGTCATTCTCTGGATTCATGTATTTGACAGCTTCCTTTGCTAGTTTGTTAAGTCTCTCGTAGTTCATTCATCAGTAGTTCGTTAAAAAGTTAATTACAGCGTTATGCTCTTTCGTGTATTTTTCTGGAATACTTACATCTATTACTACACGAGGTGAGCCGCCTGTATTGACATCAGCAAACCAAGTCTCTCCATCTTTGCCCATGTGTCCAGCAAGGACAGTCCAGTTGCCTGCTCCTATGCCTCTCCTTTGGTCTTTAATCGTGACTTGCTTTTTATTTTTTACTGATACTGAATAACCACTACCTGAGTTGTGAATAAATCTTAAGTATAGTCTGCCTTTATTTTTACTGTTGTGCCAGCCTGTATGTCCATATCTAGGTGGCATAACTGTAATGGTATCGTAATACCACTTTTCATGCGTCTGTATATCTTCTCCCATACCAAACTGGAAATATTTAAGAAAGAAATACTTTTCTGTTCTTAATCTTTTTCTCATTTTACCACCTTTTATAGGGGCTACATTACCACTATAGTCTTGGTAATTGTGTTGTCTGGGATATCCTACAAACGTATCATCTGCCATCAAGGTCTTTAATGTGGCAAATGTTGTGTCTGGTTTCGGTTTTGCCCTAAAAGTATGGGGCATATTGTAAAGTATCGTTGCAAAACTATCAAGTTTTTGCAACATTTTTATATTCTTAATCGGAATCTGTTTCATTTTTCAAAGCTTCGGGGTCAGTTACTTTTTCATAGTAAACCACGACCTCTTTGAGTTCAGTTATGTAACGCTTTAATTCTTGCATATTATAACTCATCAACTCATAATCAGGGATTGACATGGCTACAAATACTATCTGACCATGTTCTTTTGTCAACCTGTCGTGGAACTCATCTATGTTTTTGTCTGATACGACATACCACATTGGCTCTTTTAAGTCAATCTCTCTAGGTAACACAGGCTGTGTTATAATCCTATCCATCGGCTTAGCCGTTACTTCTATTTGTTTAGTCGGGATTAGACTGCAACTCGACGCCATCATCGAGAGCATCAATATTCCTGCTAATTTCTTCGATTGACTCAAATACATTTTTCGTTCCATTGTTGATTCTTGGTTCTAGCAACCCAGGCTTTGCAGCCGCTAGTTTGGTTAAATTATGCCTTTTGAAGATGTCAAGGTATCTGTTCATTTCCTTTTGTGCTTCTTGGCTTTTCTTTTGCAAATCATTCAGTTGGGTTGTCTGAAGAGCGAAGTCAGTCTGCATTGTTGCAATTGCTTCCTCTTGTGTTGCCACCGCAGTCTCTAACTGCGCGTTATTTGCTTGCAACACTTGATTTTGGTTATATAAGTAATAACTCCCTAGACTTAATACTATAATAATTCCTATTAGTAATTGATTCATAACTGTTCTATCCTATAATTCAAGCCCTCTGCACCTCTAATTTCTACTAATTCATCATCATCTGTAGTAAATGATAGGTACTTGTCTTGTTTCTTGTGGAACTTTTTAACTATGTAATCTTTGTCGTCAGAGTCACCAAATATCGCATTGTAACTTACTGTCAACTTATATCTCGGAAATAAAGCATATTTTATATACTCATATAGCCAGACTAAGAAGTTCCAAATCGGCATATATACTTTCGCAAGATAGTAATTAAGTTGACTGAAGAATCTTTTCATGCTACAAAGAGGTCTGCCTCTGCTTGTCTGCGTCTAGTTAATCCTTCTAGTACTTTACCGCCTGCCTTGTTCCACCTCAACATCTGAGCTGGTACGCCGTCATAGTCACCTGAGTTTAGAACTTTCAAAAGTGTACTTGCTTTCAAGTTACCTCCGCCTAAATTATAAACCCATGATACCATTGCATCAAATTGATTTTGATTTAGTTCTGCTGTGACTAGGTTATTTATGTAGCCTTCATACTCATTTAATTCAGACTTTAACATTTCTTCTGCCTGAGATTCAGTAATTGTCATACCTTCTTTCACGCCTTTTATGTGACCATATCCTATTGTCCACACACCAGCTGGGCATTTATATGCCTCTAGTTCACACCCTTCAAAGTGTTTGATTAGTTCTATTCCTTTATTTCCTGTTTTCATATTTGGTTTCCTTAGTGGAGGAAAAGAGGGGGAGGGTTGCTCCCCCGCTTGTCTTAGTCGATATCGAACTCTACCTCTTTGGTTTTGTCTTTCGTGATATTGACTGTGAGTAGGCCATCTAGTAATTTGATTTTTCCTACTTTAAGGTCGGAATTGAGGATAAATGTTTTGTCGAACGACTTTCCGCTTAATCCTCGATGAAGATAATTATCACCTCCTTCGCTGTCTTTAACACCCTTTATTCGTA